CAATTATTACAGCAGTCGGATTGTTGGCTTGGGGATTTAGACTGGTTCACTATGTCTTTACTGGTCGCTGGATACCATAAGAAAGTAGGTTCCCTGAGCGTGTAAATTGCTCAGGGATACCTTTTATTTACACCCCTACCCATCGATTTTACTCTTAAGGAACAGCAAAGCTGTTCCCTGTTTATGCCTAACGAAAATAACTTTTAACTTTTTGGGTCCCTAGAGGGACTCCGATTGACTTTTTAAAAAAAAATTATAATATATACCAATGAATTTTAATCCAAACATGCCTAGACAACCTAACATGAACCAACCATTNCAACAGGGTCCCTTAAACCATGCAATGGGCGGGGGGCAGGCTTACAATCCTGGTCGTGGTGGTCAAGTGTTACAGCAACAACCAAACATGCATCCAGCGACTAGACCTCCTGTACCTCAACAAACTGCTCCGCAACCACAACAACCTACGGCAAGAACTGCTCAGCCAATAATGCAGCAAGGCCCAATGACACCTATGCAAGAAACAAAAGCTGTTATGCAAATGCCTTTAGATTTAAGTAAGATTAGAGGATTTAGTAACTATGTTCGTGGATTAAAGAATCCTTCCTCTCAAAACTACCCAGAGATCGATGTCTTTGGAACATATTTTTAACATAATTAACAGTTAACAATCGTTAAATAAAGTTGTATAAAAATATTATACAAGAGGTTAACAATGAAAAATTTATTTTTAGTTCTTATGGTAGTGGTTTTAGCTGGATGTGCAAGTTCTGCAATTAACATCTCAGCAAATATTCCAGAGTCACAAGAAATAGACATACAAATTTCTACTAAATCTACCGACGAGTAGATCATGGATGAAATGACAGGTCACGCTCTTGAGCTTCTCAAGATAATACTTTACATATGTGGAGTGTTCTCTGTCTATTGTGGTTTGCAATACATGTTTATGGCAGACTGGCCCATGTTCTTTTTTCTCTTGCCAATTAATGTAGTTTTTATCTATTATGTAAAACTTAGATTAAAAGGAGAGATTTAATGCTGTCACTCGTTGGAAGCCTCTTGGGCTTCGGAACTTCTTTTCTCCCCACGCTCTTAGGATTTTTCGAGCAGGGGCAGAAAAATCGTCACCAATTAAAATTATTGGATGCACAGGCGAAGCACGCTGAAGTTTTAAGTCAATTAAAACTCGAAGAGCTCGACGCAGCAGCAGATGTAGAAGAATCTCGTTCTATCTACGAACATGCTGCTCAACTTGCTAGAAGTAATAAGTCTTCCTTTATATCTGCACTACAAGCATCCGTGCGACCCGTCGTCACTTATTTCTTTTTTATACTGTTTGCTACCATTAAAGGGTTAGCTGTCTATGTTGCAGTACAAGAAGGGGATGATGTCAGCCAGGCTATATTAGCTAGCTGGGACGAGGAAACGAAAATTTTGTTTTCAACCGTGATTTCGTTCTGGTTTGGGCAACGGGGCATGAAATCAATAAGGAAGGCAAGAAATGGCAAAAGCTAAAACTAAAAAAACTACGAAAAAAGCACCAGCTAAGAAAAGAGCTCGGACATCTAAAGGCAGATTTGTTAGTGATGATCCCTCTACTCCTGGTAATGAGGCTTATGTAACTGAAAAACAACCATTTAATAACAAATGGCTTGTTCCAATATTAGTTGTTGGTGTTTTAATAGTAATTTTCGTACTTACTGGTTAAATATTACCAATATAAATAGTATTTATTCATCTTATTCAGTTGATAAATGTAGCTATGGGTATATAACATTACTAATTAAAGGGTGTTAAATGCTTAATTTTATTACATTTATTTGTTTTTCAACTATTTTTTTATGTGTATTACAAATCATATAATCAATATTTAGTTGCATAAATATCAAACCTACTATATGTAGGAATTTATGGAGAGTTCACGCAAGTGCAATACATGCGAAGTAACGAAACCTATTACAGCATTTGAAAAAATGTTTTCAAGGAATGGGTCTCCTTGCTACCGACGGCGTTGTCGCAAATGCAATAGAAAAATTCGCAATGATGAAACCAATAAAGACCCTCTAAAATTTTTAAGAAGAAATTTTACACAATTACGATCTGCTCGAAAGATAAAAGGAGAAAAATCTTGGGACTTGTCTTGGCAAGATATTTTAGATATATGGTTAAAGTGTAAAGGCAAGTGTCAAGTCAGTGGTATTAATATGACACACAAAAGAGATGGAACCGGAAAAAAATTATATACAAATATTTCAATAGATAGAATAGATAATGATATAGGTTACAAAAAAGACAATATTCGTTTAGTATGTTGGGCAGTAAATATTATGAAACATAATATGTCAGACACAGAATTAATGTTATGGGTATCGAGAATACATGACGCAAGCAGAAGTTGATTATAGTAGTTTAGACGAAGAACAAATTCGTTACGCTCTTCAATTAGAAGAGAGATTAAATTTTTTACAAGAAAAAGATGCTGCTCGTAGTGATTTTTTAACTTATGTAAGAAAATTATGGCCCGATTTTATTGAAAGTAGTCATCACAAAATTTATGCAAAAAAATTACAAGACATAGCGTCTGGTAAATTAAAAAGATTAATTATTAATATGCCACCTCGACACACAAAGTCTGAGTTTGCGTCAATCTATTTTCCATCCTATATGTTAGGACTTAATCCTAAATTAAAAATTATTCAAGCAACACACACAACCGAACTTGCTACAGGTTTCGGTCGTAAGTGCAAAATGCTTGTTGATACTCCAGATTACAAAACCGTATTTCCAGAAACAAAAGTTTCCCCTGAGTCTAAAGCCGCTGGGCGTTGGGCAACTACAGCAGGCGGTGAATATTTTGCGGCGGGGGTTGGTGCAGCGATTACAGGTCGTGGTGCTGACCTCCTTGTTATTGACGATCCTCATTCTGAGCAAGATGCTTTATCTGCTTCGGCAATGGAGAATTGTTATGAGTGGTATACTTCCGGTCCAAGACAAAGACTTCAACCAGGCGGTCGTATTGTTATTGTTATGACGCGTTGGTCTACAAAAGATTTGACAGCAGAGGTATTAAAAAAACAAGGCGAAGAAAATGCAGATCATTGGGAGGTTGTAGAGTTCCCTGCAATATTTGATGACGGCAATATTTTATGGCCCAATTTCTGGTCTGAAGAAGAATTGTTAAAAGTTAAAACTTCCCTTCCTGTTTCTAAATGGAATGCCCAGTGGTTACAGCAACCTACAATGGAAGAAGGTGCTATCATTAAAAGAGAGTGGTGGCAAATTTGGGAAAATGACGATCCACCAGAATGTGAATATATATTGCAATCATATGATACTGCATTTTTAAAATCTGAAACTGCTGACTACAGTGCAATAAGTACTTGGGGTGTATTTTATCCTAATGATGATGATGGTCCTCGTATTATATTATTAGATTGTTGTAAAGGACGATGGGAATTTCCTGAGTTAAAAAAGATAGCTATGGAATCGTATTCTGATCATAAACCTGATATAGTTTTAATAGAGGCTAAGGCTTCTGGACTTCCTTTAACTCAGGAGTTGAGAAATATGGGGATTCCTGTTATAAATTTTACACCAGGTGGACGACGCTCTGGACAAGATAAAGTTTCGAGAGTCCATGCCTGTGCCCCGATGTTTGAATCTGGTCTTGTATGGCGACCAGAATATCAATGGGCGGAAGAGATGGCGGAAGAATGTGCTTCTTTTCCATTCGGAGAAAATGATGACTTGGTAGATTCCATGTCGCAGGCTATACTACGGTTTCGTGAAGGTGGATTTGTTAGACACCCAAGCGATGAAATTTGGGACGAAGATCGTCCTCATAAAAAGGAGTATTATTGATGTCAAAAGAAATAATAATAGAAAAACTTAAGACACCTAAAATTCATAAAGAAAAAGGTGAAGTTGAAGTAAAAGTTCCAGAAGGTCCAGGGGGCGGTACTGTACGAGGTATGGGTGCTGCAACTAAGGGCGGTAAATTTGAAGGTGCTTTTTAACATAAGGAAATAACATGGCTGAGAATCCATTCGGACAAGGCGGTCCAGAAGAAGAGGAGCTCCCTATTGAGGGAAATCCTATTGATACTGCTGAAGTTCCACCTGTTCTTGCAGAGGCAATAGCAAGTGGTGAAATGACAGAACTAGAAGATGGTTCTGTAGAAGTTGGTGAATTTGTAGAAGAAGGACTTGCTTCAGAACAAATTCCTTTTGATGCTAATTTAGCAGAGTATGTTGAAGAAGGTGTATTAGGTCCAATATCTTCTGAATTAACAAGTGCAGTAGAGAGCGACATTGACGCTCGTGAAGATTGGGAAAAAATTTACGAGAAAGGTTTAAATCTTTTAGGTGTAGAAGAAGACGAAAGAAGTGAACCATTCGAGGGAGCATCAGGTGTTACTCATCCTGTTCTAGCTGAAAGTGTTACTCAATTCCAAGCACAAGCCTATAAAGAATTATTACCGGCAGGTGGGCCTGTTCGTGTAAACATTATGGGCGAACCTAACCCACAATCAGAACAACAAGCACAAAGAGTTCAAGATTATATGAACTATCAGATTTGCTATAACATGGAAGAGTACGATCCAGAACTTGACCAGTTGTTATTCTATCTACCTTTAAGTGGATCAGCTTTTAAAAAGGTTTATTACGATGAAACAAAACAAAGACCCGTGGCTCGCTTCGTTCCTAGTGAAGACATTATTGTTCCTTACAGTTCTGTTGACCTTGCGAATGCTGTTAGGCTAACACATAGACTGAAGATGACAGGAAATGAAGTTCGTAAACTTCAAGTTGCTGGTATCTACAGAGATGTTCCCGTCAGACCAACACATGTCTATTCTGATTTAGAAGAGACTATGGAAAAAGTATCTGGTGAGTCTGCAACAATGACTTACGAAGATGATGAATTAGAAATTTATGAGATACATACTTTCTTAGACTTAGAAGGTTTTGAAGATGTTGGACAAGACGGAGAACCAACAGGAATTAAATTACCTTACATTATTACTATTGATGTAGGTTCATCTAACATACTTGCTATTAGAAGAAATTATGAAGAGCAAGACCCACAAAAAACTCCTAACCAATATTTTGTACATTACAAATTTTTACCTGGTCTAGGATTCTACGGATTTGGTTTACCACATATTATTGGTAACTTATCTCGTTCTGCTACATCTATTCTGCGTCAGCTTATTGATGCTGGTACATTAGCAAACTTACCAGCTGGTTTTAAAGCTAGAGGTATTAGGGTTAGAGATGAATCAGACCCATTACAACCTGGTGAATTTAGAGATATTGATGCTCCTGGCGGAGATTTGAGAGCGTCTATTATACCACTACCATTTAAAGAGCCATCTGGAACTTTATTACAGTTACTTGGTATTATTGTTGAGAGCGGTAAAAGATTTGCGTCTGTTGCCGACATGCCATTAGCTGAACAGAACAGTGCACCAGTAGGTTCGACTGTTGCTATGCTAGAGCGTGGCACAAAAATTATGTCAGCTATTCATAAAAGATTACACTATGCACAGAAGGTAGAATTTAATCTTCTAGCAAATCTTTTCCGTGATTACACACCACCAGCATATCCATATGAAGTAAGTGGTGGCGATCCAAATATTAAGCAATCAGACTTTGATGAAAGAATTGATGTTATGCCTGTATCAGACCCTAACATCTTTTCAACAGCTCAAAGAATTGCCATTGCTCAAACAAGTTTTACAGCTCGTACAATCGAACCCACAAGTTCATGGACCAGCTGGAATGTATGAAGCGTATAAAAGAATGTACGAAGCATTGGGCGTGCGTAATATTGAAAAAGTATTACCACCTCCTCCACAACCTCAACCTCAAGACCCTGCTATTGAAAATGCTAAAGCTATACAAGGGCAGGGACTACAGGCTTTTCCAAAACAAGATCATCAAGCACATATTGAGGCACATTTAACATTTATGCGAACACCTGCTGTTATGGCTAACATTAATATTATTGGTCTTTTAACTTCACATATATATGAGCATGTTGCTTTTACAAGCTAGAGAATTAGTTGAGGCAGAATTTGGACCTAAGTTGCAAGAATTACAGCAACAATATCAAGGACAAATTCCAGAAGAAGCTATGCAACAAATACAAATGGAAATAGAAAATGAAGTTGCTCAACGCATTGCTGAATTGTCTGCTAA